TTACCTTCACTATTATCTTTAATCAGCTTCATAATTTTATTCAAAGCATCTTTAGTATTCTCTGCTGGAGGAAACTTATATTCTGCTCCTAAAACAGCTCTACCAACGTGTAATGCTCTACTAATAAGAATTTGTTCACTACCTTCGTAATAAAATCCTGCACTTGCAGAAGCACCTTCACTATCTGTAAATACTACATTGTAATCTGGAGCATTTACATGTCCATCCAATGACTTTTTTTCTACTTTTATTGTAACATTGTCAACTTTCCCTCCTACACCGTTATTAAATACTTTAACAACTTTCTCTGCGAAATCTACTCCATTCAAATCGATCATAATCTATCTTCGTTTTTACTATTATTATTATTTATTACTATTTACTATTTTTTTATTAGTCTAAAAATATTTCAGACCAATCTACTTTAATATTGTTATCCTCATCAGATTCAATCAATACTACTTTTTTGTTTACTAAATGAGCACATCTACCACCGCAAACTAATGATTCAGTTGCTGTAAAGTCTACTATAGTTTGGTTGTCCTTTCTATAGATATAACCTACTGCATCTACTTGAGAAGCTGTAATTCTAGCCATTTGACCAGTTAATGCTAAACCTCTTTCATTCATTTCTTCAGCACCTTTACCTACTAATTTCTCTTTCATATGTCCTAAAATAATTAGAGTATCACAAATCTCTTCTAATTCATTTAAAACCATACTTAAAGCTATTCTCGTCCACCTATAACCGCTTCCGTTCGGCAAGAGAGTTACATCATTTCCATCCCAATTTTTACCTTGACTGGTATTTTTATACATTTTATTTGCTAATGGTAACACGATTTCCTCCAAAGCAGAAACTGTGTCTATTGCAATATATTTATATAAATAAGTACCACTTTCTTTATTATTAGCTTTAATTGAATTAATAACATCCTTTAATACTATTAAAGGTGATCTATCAGATTCTCTAGCTAATTGAAGTACATTTATTTTTAATGCTTCTACAAAATTACTACCATCTTCTAAATCTATATTTAAACAATTATCTAATTGAGCTGTTGCGACTGTTTTACCTGTTTTAGGATTACCATAAATGATAATCTTTTTAGGGTTAACTCTATTAGCTTTTTCTTTCTTTATTGGTAATTCCATCTTTCATCTTCTTCCATCCTACCACCACTTTAATTAATCTATATAATCGTTTACTTTAATACTGCAATTTTGAAAACCTTGACATTTAAAACTTGAATAACGGTTATGCTGTCCAAAATTAGCTGAATAAAAACCAATTCCTCTAAAGTTAGTTTTTCTAATATTAGGACACCAACCAAAATAAAATTTATAATCAAAAGTATCTTGATAATCTAAAATACCTTTTATTATTTGTTTAACTGTATGCTTAGGGAAATAATATTTACATATTCTAATAATATCATCTAAACTTCTACTTTTGTTTTTATGACAATGATGTCCTTCTCTAGAAAATACAGTTGCTTCAGATTCTCCATCTTGGTAGTCTAATATCCTTTTTAAAATACTTCTAATAGTTTTTGGTACTTCAGTATCTTTTCTAAATTTAATCTTTCTACAAGTGTTATAATAATTCTCTAAATCTTCTTTTGTCTTTACTTCACTTTTTTTCATTATTTTAATTTAATTATTAACTTGAATAAGGTAACATTTCTGCTGGTATTGTAGGATATGATTTGTAATTTTCTAATATAAAATCAGATATTTTTAATCTATTTATATATTTATCAATATCATTTGGTTCATGCATATGTTTAACATTTACAAACACATCATCATTATATTTATTTACATCTCTATTTAATTGTTCTTTAACAACATTTAAATGAGGTTTATAAATATGCACATTAGATAAATCTCCTATAATACCTTTAGGTTTCATATTAGTTAACTTACCAATAATCTGTGCTAATAATGCATATGAAGCTATGTTGAACGGTAGCCCTAAGAATGTATCTACACTTCTTTGATGCCATTTTAAAGTAAATTGGTATTCTGGAATTTTCCATTTTTTCAGTACCTTCGTAATATCTGTTTTGGATTCCCAAGTTGCACCTAAATCTTCTAATTTATCTATTCTACTTTTCCAATGAATAGGTTCAACTAACACTTCAAAACTCCAATGGCAAGGTGGTAAAGCCATATTATCTAATTCAGCAGGATTCCAAGCAGTTACTATGTGTTTAGTACCCATAGGATTTTCTTTTAATCCTTTAATAAGATTAGATATTTGATCTAAACCTTTTTTCATTTTATCATGTGTACCTTCTTCAAAGTCTGCATACAATCCTTGACTAAAACCTTTCCAGTCTCTCCATTGAGCACCGTATACTCTACCTAAATCTCCTAACTTATAAAAGCTGACACCACTTATTTTTAAATTACCTTTTTTTATATTTTCTACAAATTCTAATAAAGTTAATTTATTATGTTGCCAATTATTTAAATCATATTGTTTTAAATAGTAACTATAAGCATCTTTATTCCAAATATTAATACCATTATCTACAAGATATTTAATATTTGTATCACCTCTTAAAAACCAAATTAACTCACCTACAATACCTTTCCAATATAACTTTTTAGTAGTTATAGCTGGAAAACCATCTTTAAAATCATGTTTAAATGTGTATGAAGGAATTTGTATTCTATTTATACCTTTTCTATTAGGGTCTTCATACGTAAAACCATCATCTAGTATTGTTTGTAAAAGATGATGATAAGTTTTATCTATTGTTGCCATAATCTATTCTGTGTAAAATACTAATTTCTTCTAAGATATCATAATTCAATCTATCTCCAAATTTTTCATTAACAACAGGTTCAGAAGGTGTTAAACCTAATTCAATGTCATCAATCATATCATCAATAGAAACTTCATGTTTTAATCTCATACCTGCTAAAGTACGTTCTCTAATTTCTTGGTTTTTTATAGATGCTTTATTAAAATTATGCATTCTATCTCCCCCACGAGCATATTCTTTTGCTTTAATTTTAAGAACATTTTTAGTTCTTTCCATTATTTTATCAAAGTATTTATCAAAATCTTCTTGTGATAAACCTTCTAAAAATAAATTATGTAATTTCTGTTTACTCATTATTTTAAAATTTTATTAATTTCACTTATTGCAAATTCACAATTAAATTCTTCAGGATGATATTGAAAAGCTACAATAGGTAAACTTTTATGCTTAAAAGCTTCTGTAAAACTAATATAACTTTTTACACCATAAGTTTTAATTGTTAGAAATTGATCCTCTAGTAAAGAAGGGCAACCTGCAATTACTGGACTAAAGCCAATAGCTACTAAATCATCTCCTAATTTTTTAACTGATTGATGATGAATAGTATTAATTTTATAAATTTTATCTTCAGTCCATAAATCATCTTTAGTTTCAGATCTTGCACCATAACCTTTAGTTTGATTATGTCCTTTAATATCTTGAAATAAAGTTCCACCAAAGTAAGCATTTAAAGTTTGAAAACCTCTACAAATACCAACAATAGGTTTATCAGCAAGAATAAACGCAGGAATCATTACTGAATCTAAATATTCATATTGAACATTACATCTACCTGTGTTGTGATGAGGAATCTCACCATATCTCATTGGATTAATATCAGCACCTCCAGGAATTAATAACATATCACATTCTTCAGATACTTTTTCAGGGTCATCATATTGTGTAATTAATCTTGGTATTCCAAAATTTAATATAAAATTAATATAAGGTGCAGTTTGTTTCATTTCACCACCAATACTATCTGCGTAAATTCCTATTGTTTTTTTATTCATCTTTAGTTTTTAATTTTTTAACTTGTTGTTTAATTTCTTCTGTTGTGTAACCTAATTTTTTATATAAATAATATATAGTAAATTTATCTATTTCTTTAATTTCATTTTTACCAAATAACCTACTATAATCATAATAAGTTCTATTAAATGCTGTTTTATTAATTATATCTTCTTCATCCACTTCCCAATCTCCTGTATATAATACAATTTTATGAACGTGAGGGCAATATATTAAATTATAATAAGTATTATCTGTACATTTATCAATTATAATTTTTATTAATTGTTTATGTGTAATTTTAGAATAATAAGTCTTCATTATTTTATACAAATCAGAAAATGATCTTCTAGCACCAAATTTACATTGTCTGTTTACACAATCTTTATCATAAAAAGTAGTGGGAAAATCATAATTATGTTCATATAATCTATTAAAAAAATCTTCAGGTTTTTCATTAACCTTTCTTTTATCTTTTACGTATAATTTATCCATTTTAAAGATTTTTAATATACATTGTTAAATCACCATGTTTAGGGTAACCAACTCTTCTTTCAAAAGTATGTACAGGTTTAAATCCCACTGTTGTTAAATTCTCAGCAAGAATATCTTCTCCAGGACTTACAATAGTAAATATTGCAGTTTGTCCATTACCAGTTGTAATACCTACTTCAGTATTAGCATATTTCTCTTTAGTTAATTTTACAATAGCTGCATTTAAAGCACCTAAAGAAGTATTATTATCAACTCTACTTAATTGCATTAATGCACAACAATCTGTTCTATGTTTTTCCATTTTGTTTATCTTTTTTTCTTATGTTTTCTATTTTTCTATACACTTTTCTTAAATTTAATTCATCATTTGGTAATGGTAATTCTTTAAAAATGTTTACAGCTCCGTCAAAATATAATGGACATATTGTACCAGCACCACCTTCTCTACCACCTAATATTTCTAAAAATCTAATATTATCTTTAAAGAATGTTATATCGTAGTCAAAATGTGTTGGTATTCCATATCTAAATGGACTATGTAAACCTAATATCAAATTAAAATCCCTTTGAGTTGTTTTATTATCACCTAAACCATCCATTGTAGGTTTATTTTGTCTAGCTTTACCGTGTTCAATAGATTCACTTGCAGCAGCTTGCTGTTGAATTACAACAGGTGTGTAGTTATACCTATTTCTAAGCTTAACTAAGTAATTAGAAGAAAGTAATCCAATTGATTCTCTTAATGATAATTGTACACCATGAAACTTTTGAGCATCTATTAAACCTACGTGATCAATAATGCACATTACATATTCATCAGGATCATTAGGTACATAATAATCAAATGCTTCTACTTCTCCAGATTCAGTTTTAACTGTTTTAAAGTGAGTTTTACCATTTTCCTTAGCATAACCCTCTAATACTTTAAAAATTCCTGTAGGGTGACGTACTGAATCATGGAATGTAACAATCTCTTCAACTTTATCAAAATAAGGTTTATACTTAATAATTAACTCTAATATCTCTGGAGATACTGGAGCATCTTTTTTAGTACTCCTTAAATCTTTAGGTGATACTCTTACACCTTCTTTTAAATATAATATATTAGAAAATATTGACCTCATTAATTCTCCTGATGTCATTTCTAAACTAAAATAAAATATCTTTAATTTAATATCTAAACCTTCATCTATAATTTGTCTAATTGGATTAAATACAAACAACCAGTTAGTTATTTGAGACTTACCTATTTTACTAGATGCGGTTGCTAAATAAGATTTACCCTGTTCAATCCCTGGAGATTCTTCCTCAAATCTAGGTAATCCCCAAGGAATACAATTTATTTTGCCTGATAGAATTCTTTTACGACGATCTATCAGGTCTTCATATACTCTATTAAATAATTTATCGCTCATATTATGTTTTTACATAATACCAAAAGTTTAATTTAAATAATTATTAATTGCGTAGTATGATTTAATCATTGAATTATAACATTTATATTCATTATTTTCAATATCATCTTCATCTTCATCTTCATCATAATCATAATTGTTTATAAAATAATAAGTTTCGTGACTACTTTCTGTAGATTCAAAAACTACTTGTTCAATATCACGACAATGTAATGTCTTAATACAATCTTCTGAAAGTAATTTTAATAATACATAGCTAATCATAGAAATACTATATTTCTTATTAAATAAATAAGTTCTGAGATATTTTACAGTAACTCCAGAATATCCCTTTAAAGAATAATCTGAATAATCTGCAACATATTTTCTAGAATCACCATCTAATACATCCAACCACATTGAATCATTTTTATTAAAATAATGTAATAAAGCAACTTCAATATTATTTAAACCATTAATCATTTTTTGTCTATTCATAACCATATTGTTTTAATACTGGTAATACATCATAATCATTCATCTTAGCTTTTCTAATTTTAGCTAACAAATTACTATTTCCATAACCAGAATTAGTAAATCCAAATACAGTACTACCTTTATATCTTCTATAATGCCAAATATTTTTTAAATCTTTAACTACAGAACATACTAAAGAATGTCCCCAACCACAAGACTTTATAGTACAGCTATTTGCAAGTAATATAGCTTTTAATGGGTCTATATTAGGTTTTAAATCTAATATGTTTTTAGTTAATCTAGGTATACAATCATAATGATTACTACCTTCCCATAAAAATCTTATAGCTGTTAATATAATCATTGTTTTACCATAACCTAAATTAGGTATAACTAAATAATCATTTTCTATAGTAATTTTAGATTCAATTTTAATCATTAATTCAATCCAAAACTTTATTAAATCTTTATTCATTCCAGAACATTTTAATTTAAGTTTTAATTTAAACCAACTATCATTTCTAGGTAATCCACTAAAACAAACTGTATTAACAGAAGATTTAATTAATTTATTATATTTACCATATAACGCATAAGTAACTTCCATTCTATCATTTATTTCAACAATATCAATAATCTTTTCTATTTTTTCATCATTTGTCATTTTTATTCACTATTTTTAAGATTAAATTAAACTTTTAGTATTATATTTTAATTTAAAGTGTTAGTCCAATTTTCATTTTTATTTCCTACTAAATCTATTTCATCTATAAATGCAGACAGTCTAGAAGATTCTTCTTTACCATCTCTTTTAAATATAAAATAATCAGCTTGTTGTAAAAATCTGTAATCACCATTAAATTGATTAATATAAATACTTACAGCTTTTAATATATTTTCAAAAGTATATTCAGGATTTTCAAGCATCCAACGCTTTAATTTATCTTTACAGCTCTTTGGTGAACCCATTGAACCAGGTTTTAAACCTTGCCATTGTTTACGATATTCATCAATACCATTTTCAACAGCTTCGTTTATGTATCTTTGAGATAGTTTCTTTTTAATACTATCTTTTTTAACAGAAACTTTTTTATCTGTAAAAGAATTTTCAATCAATACTTTAGATTTTTCTCTTAGTATATATTTTATTTCTTTTCTTTCATTTTCTTCTCTTATTGTTATTTTTATAAATTTTTTACTTTCTAAACTTTGATAATGTAAATATAAATCATCATAATCTATATCTTCATTTAATTCACTAAAGTATATCTTTAGTAAACATAAAAATTCATTTATAGACAAATTATTCTTTGCTAAAACTTCAGCATCTAATATAATTTGTTTATTCATAAATTTATTTTAATTATTATTTTGTTATTAATTTTAATCCTTCTTGTAAACCAACTTCAAAAGCTTCTTCGTAAGATAAAAATGCTATAAAAACACTGTTTTTTCTTGCTGTTTTTCTAATAAATCCAGTATCTGTAGGTATAAATTCTCCATAAAAAACTTGTTGTCCATAAACTTTAGTTGAGTGTTTTCTATATGATTCTATACATATGTCTATAGTATGTTTTTCTCTTAACCATTTTTGTAATAAAGATTGTGTTGGAGCTGAATATGTAGCATCTCTACAATGATTCCATTTTCTAAATAACTTATCTCCCTCTTGTATGTAGCCTAGTTGATTACCTGAATATATTGCTAATACAGGTTCATCAAATCCTTTATCTTTAGCTAATTTAGCTGTTTTAAATGTTATTAATTGCTCTTCCATAATTATTTTTTATTAGTTTGTTTTATAAAATAATCATACTTACCTTTCAATTCTATTGTTTCTTTAATACTTTTTCTAAAACAAGCTTCTCTATAAGCAGGATTCTTTTGTTCCCACCATCTGTAACCTGTAAATGCTTTTGGTGTCATAAGTATCTATTTTTAAATGTTTTAATATATCATTAATATGTAATTCCATATCTAAATTTTCTTCAATTTTCTCTTGTATTTCAAAAGGTTCAGTAATATTATAAGTACTTGTAACTAAATCTATTGCTAATTTAATATGGTTATATTTCATATTATTTGTTTTTATAAATATATTTTAAATAAAGTATTATTAATACTATTATTATTAAACTAACTTCTCCACTTCCAATAGTTA